CACGAGTTAGCTAATTCTCAACGGATTTTAAGTCCGGTGCGTCTGCCTATTCCGCCATACCCGCAATCCTATATCAGAAGTCTAAACACAGACGTTCTAACCATTTATTAAGGACTTGTTCAAGTTTAGCACTTAACTGTTCGTCACTTAATTTTGCCATCTTAACACACTCGTCAACTTCTTTCTCCGTAAGTGCTTCGCACTTGATTAATCGGTTGATTAAATGTGTAAGTTCACACTGCAAATCCAGCTTCTTTCCGTGAATTTCAACTTCTCCATCATGCGCTCTTAACATGCTGTCTTTCCTCCTTTTCAATAATAGCAGATTTAATTATCCACCCTTCCCATGTTACATCAACGAGTTTCTGTTTTATACCATCAACATCATTGATATCTAAATCCATGATGAAAGGCACTTTTGTAATACACTCTGGTCCAATTCCATATTTCATTGAAATTGGATTTGTAAGTGTTCTACCACATCTCATACACTTCACAACAGGTTCTGCCTGTCCATGAAGTTTCATATATACCATGCCACGAGTTTCTTTTTCAATAGTACCCGTCATTGTTCTTAATGGCATTGGATTGTCTTGATTAAATTTTGCCATAAAATCAAATCCAGGACTTGCTTTCTCTGTCATATACTTTTTTACAGTTATAAGATACTGTAATTTCGTTTCTACAGTGTCTACCACGCTCTGTGTTACACTTTTTGTAGCTGTATGTAAAATTATATGCGCATCATTAGGAAGTGTGTTAAAATCGAAATTACAGCGTTCTACGCTAGTATAATGTTTATTGTCTATTTCAAGTTCGCCTTTCCAATCTTTTAAGAGTTTTTCTATCATATTCTTGTCACCTGTCCTAAAACATTAACATGACATCTAATTTCCACAATATCAGTTTCATCATCACCAACTATCCAAGTACATAACAACGTATAATGATAATGGTCTTGCCATACTTTAAATTGATTTCTTGCCGTGTCGATAGATGAACAACTATCGTATGTAAATAACGATACTGCCTTACCACTCTCATCTAATGCTACAGCCCTAGGCCAATACTGCTTCATAGTTTTTATCCTTTCTTGAGTTTTTATTAGTGATGCGAGTAAGGATTTGCACCTTACATAACTTATATTCGCCAGTGGGATGCCGTCAACGCTGAATCCAGTCTGCAATAAGTCTTATCCCCTATGCGTCTACCTATTCCGCCATCGCATCACTTACTTCTGTTTACATTATGTAGTATAACATTTATTTCTATATTTGTCAACTACTATTTTTAATTTTCTTTCAATTTCTTTTTAACTTCTAATGTTCTTCTACGTGCTTCTACACGTTTCCTAATATGTTCTTCGGACTGTTTACCATATTTCAATCCTTTATGGGACTCGCTTAATCGTTTCTTAGTTTCTTCCGTATGATGTTGTCCATAAAAATGATTATTTTCTCCTCTATTTATTTCACTTAATTTTTGTCGGGTCTCTTCTGTATGATGTTTTCCATACATGCCATTTAATTCGCCCGACAGTCCTTTACCAAACATTGGATTATTTTTTCCGGCATGTTTACCATTACAAGATTGACTTATTTTTTGTCGAGTTTCTACAGATAACTTTTTACCTAAATTTGCCAATCTCAATTTCTCTTTTTGTTCGTCAGATAAATGTTTTCCCTTATTGGCACAACTTAATTTTTCTCTTGTTTCTTGTGAAACGCTTCTGCCTAATCCACTTTTAGAAATACGCTGTTTAGTTTCCTCAGTATGTTTCATACCAAAAGCACTAAATTCTCCACCGGCACTTAAATTATATCCATAATCCGGATTCTGAGTTCGATACTTCCAAATCAAATCTTGCTCTAATTTACACGCCCATTCTTTTGATAAGGTATCTGCCAAGATAATATGTTGAAAATTATTCCAACCGTATTTTTGAATCGCTCTCCAAAAATATTGATTATGTTTATATCCTGTCCCAGAATTTCCCCAACGAATACCAACATCAGTTTGAGTTATACCAAAATATAATTTACCATTAGGTGAAACATGGGCATATAATATCATATCTTCTCCTTAAATATAAAAACGCTATGAGAGTATATGGTGCAAGCACATACTTTTAGACTCATAGCGTAATTACCAATTTAAATTTTACAAGTCTTGCACCCTTGTATAAGATATTATAACACACATATTACAATAAATCAATATTCCAATATTTTACTGTCTATATATTTTTCTAATTGCTCTAATACATCGGAATGTTCTTCACTTTCTAAAAAGGAACGTACATTAGATGCTCCTTGTAATTTACCTTCTAATATTTCACCTGTATCTGGATTTATTATATCATACCATGCACCATGTTTTTGTATACAATCAAACTTGATAGCTGTATCTATTAAATCTGATATGTAATCAATGCCTATCTCATATACTAATCGGTATTGCCCAGTGCGTCTAACGGGAGGGCACGTTTTGTTCTTTGTCATACTCATCATAACAATATTACCAACAGGGTTTTCTGCTGACCGCGTAAGTTCATTTCCTTTCTCATCTATAAACTTACCACGACTAAACTGCATACGCACAGCACAGAAATGTTTCCATGCTTTACCACCTGGAGTAGCAATTCCTCCCCATGTACTATTCAAATCCTCACGTATCTGATTAATACCAATACCAGTGCATTTATGTCTCTGCATAAGCATCTCCACTTTTTTACCAAACAATGTAAGCGGTTTTGCTATACCTCCGTATGTTTTATCTTCCATAGTCTTTTCAAGTTCCTGTGCTGACATTAAAGCCCCGATACTGTCAAGAACCCATAACCCAACCTCACCAGTATCTACACTATCACAAATTATCTGAAATATCTCCTCGGCGGACTGGGACTTCGGTTGTAATATATACATTCTATCTACATCAACACCTATCTTTTTTGCCCAATCTACATCAAGTGTATTCTCGGCATCAATATACAATACATCTCTATTATCACCACTATTCTGATAATTGGCAACTATATCTAATGCTGTAGTTGTTTTACCTCCGTGTTCTTCTCCATAAAACTCTGTTATCTTTCCAATAGGAATACCACCAAAAGTACAATAATTCATTCTAGGTGAAGTAAACGGAATCCGTTTATATGAAAACTCACTTAATCCCTGCGTTATAACCTCTTCTTTAAATCGTTTATTCGCTTGCTTCATCAATTCATCAAGTTTCATTCCCATAATACTTTTTCTCCATATCCTAACGATTTAAAAACATCTATAATACACTGATTACTACTTCCTCTGTACTTAAAATTAAAACTGCTCAATCTACTCATAAAAGGTCCATCAACAAGTACATCTATATATTTCATAATCTCCAAATCTTTTACTTGTTCCCATAAATATCCTGTATATAACCAAATAGTTTTTTTATTACTGTAACGCTGTTTAAAATTCTTACACAACTTCAACACACCAAGTCTGTTACCAACATATAACGGGTCACCACCTGATAATGTTAAACCATCAATTACTGGGGTATCAATATATGAAAATAATTCAACTTCAGTAGAATGTGTAAAAATATAACCATTACTAGCATCCCATGAATCAGGATTTTGACATTCAACACAATGATGCGAACATCCAGAAAGCCACAATACTGTTCTTGCACCTTCACCATTAACAAAACTTGTTTTTGTTATTCCGCTATATTTCATTATTAATCACCATAATAACTTAATCCCTCAGCACGTATCTTTTCAATTATCTCTGCGGCACGTTTTTTACCTATTCCTTTAACAGATAGTAATATTTCTTCTAACTTATCCTGTGTCATCGCCGCAACCAATTCAGATTTCATACAATCGAATCCATCATCGTATACTTCGCCACATAAATCACGAAGCCACAAATTAAAACCATTTAATGACATCTTCTGTATTTTCTTAAATGTAGCAAAATCTATTGGCTTCTTAATCATAACTTTACTCCGTTATTTCTCTTACATACGGCAAACCATTAAGAATCTCTACAAAATTATTCCACTCATCCAGTTTGTGTCCAGTTCTCTGCCTAATCATTGTTATAACATTTTCATAACTCATGGTTATTGTTCTTTTCTGATTATAAGAAGATGGGAGAAGCTGAACCATTGTATACCAATATTTTTTATCATGCTCTTCCAAATATTTCTTTCTACAATCATTTAGAAGCGATATCGTTGATTTCAGTCCAATCATAGGCTCAATACTATAACCACACTTAATACCAATACACTGTTCAACAATATGGTCATGACTAAAATCGTCTAATTCAAATTCTTTAGCGGCAATCTTGTGCATAGTAGAACATGAATTAGAAACTGTACCTACTTTATAAGTATCAAATTCCTTCCACCAATATAGCGGTGCTGTGATATCCATAGATACAAAAATCTGTCTGAGGTATTTTCTATGTTCTGTTCCTGCTTTATATAATCTTTTCATAAGAGCTAAATCATGTGAACCAACTATAAAACCATCTGGCTGTGAACAATCCCTTATTTCTGGATTTTGTTTACAAGAGCCACAATGCTTATCATCGCACATATAACTATCACTTTTATCCCAACTGTTCATTGGGTTTCTCATGCCTCTAATAGCATGTTCAAATCCCCACCAATCTATATTTTCAACCTTTATCATACTTTCTCAATTCCCTCCTGACAACATCCAGTAACTTATATTCATCGGCAAACAACTTAATTTCAGATTTATATAAATACATAGCATAATTATAATACCATTTTGCCTTTGCTATATCCTGTTCTTCTGGATTTCCATCTTTACATCCTGCCCGATACAGATACTTATAAGCATTAGTAAGACAGAATATTATTGTTATGTACGAACCGAATCGGTCTTTCATTTCTACTATACATTCTTTGCGTCCTTCTTTTTTATAGTGATTTGGGTGATTTATTAATTCCATTTAAATATCTCCTTCTGCTCTATGTAAACTATGTTCTTTATCAAACCCATCGGGATATCTTGCCATTAACTTATCAATATTCATTCGCATTATATCTTCTAACTTCCAATCACATACCGTACAATATTCAGCGATAAACCATAACAAGTCACCCACTTCTTTTTGCAGATGTACATACTCATTACTAATATCATGCCCTTGATATGTTTTCTGATAAATAGAATGAATTTCTCCAATTTCCCCAACCATCCCATGCAATGCATGTAATTCTAATTCCTGATTAGTTAATTCTTTATTGATAGTTCTACTTGCTAACTTCTGATACTCATTTCCAGTCACTTTCCACTACCTCCCATTCTTGTAAGTTCGATTTCCTGTATACGCCTACTTAATACCTTTTTAACACTTGAAAGAAGTTCCTGAGCATTTTCTACCTTTGCTTTCATTGTTTTATAAGCTCTTGTATAAGAGGAAGATACAATAAACTGTTCCTGACTTGCCAACT